GCTTCTTCTTCGGCTTTGTCTTTATCCATATTGGCACGAACTTTAATGTTTATCTGCTCAATGTTCTTGATGTTCTGTTCAAGTTCTTCGGTTGATTCGTCGTGCAAATCAAGTGCCGATTTTTGTGCAATTTCAAGATCCGAAAGTACAACATCAAGTTGTGATTGAAGATTTGTAATCTGTGCTTTTAGTTCTTCGGAACGCTTTAAAAGTGATTGTGCCTTTTCACGTTTACGTTGGTTTTCGCCGTTTTTTGCAAGTATTTCCTGTTGCTTTAGGATAAGTTCCGAGATTGAAATAAGTTCTTTCGGTGCTTCGGGATAATCGACTATTTCTTCCGCAAACTTCTTCTTTTGGTCTGCTATTCTTCCGATTGTGGTACGTTCGTTGTAAAGTTGTTTTTCTCTGTTTTCAATTTCATATAACTGCTCTCCGACACCGATTACTTGAAGTAGTATCTCTGCTTTTTCCTTTGATGTGCCTTGCATAAATTTCGGCAAGTCCAGTGCAAATTGTTCAATAAACTCATTCAAAAGCTGTTGACCGCCTTTGTTACCGTTCGGATCTATTACTTTCAATGCACTGTTCTTGCCTTTACGTTCTACAATTAAACCGTTTGACAATTCAATATGAAGAATAGGCGGAATGACCGAACCGTTACGCTGTGGTTGTGACGGACGGTATTTGTCACCGCCCAGTGCCCACGCTATACTGTCTATGACAGAAGTTTTACCCTGTCCGTTTTTGCCACCGATAACCGTTAAACCATTCTGTGCCGGCTCAAGTTTTACCGCCTTTATTCGCTTGACATTTTCAAGCTGTAATTCATTTATCTTTATCATTGATTTTCGTTCCTTTCTGTGGTATAATGTTGACATAGATTAATAATCTATGTGCTTTTGTTATTTGACCGTTATAGAGTTGCCGCTCTGACGGTCATTTTCTTTTATAATCTTTGCGACACTCATTTCAAGCGGGTGCTTTGACTTGATACGATTTGTTATCCCGTATCCTTTTGCTATGTATGCCTTAACCGACTTGTTGTCATCGGCATTCAAAACCACAACATCATCTCTGCCCGTCATTACTACATATTTGTTCATTTGAAAATATTCCTTTCACTATATAATTTTGATTAGGGTGTCCCTTGCATTCTTTGGCGAACGCATTAATCATCGGAAATACTTCTCTGTGGAAATATTCTTCCGTTTTCTCATTCTCTGTTTTTGGTTTTCTTTTTAGCATTTTTTATGTCCCTTTCTGCCAATTTCCAACTTATGATTAGTCCGATACCGAAACTAATCAGCGCAATTCCTATTGTGTTCATTTGTTTTCCTCATTTCTCTTACCTCACAAGCACACAGGAACTGTCCGCAAAAGGATTAAAACTCTTAGGGAAAGTCTAACTATTTTACGGATAATACGCGGACAGCCCTTGTCTGCCTGTGAGCTTGTCCTATCTTCGGAGCATTAAGCTCCTTTTTCCTTGTTTGCTTGAATAGCATTGTACTCGTCAATCATCTCCTGCGACGGCTCAACCGTTACGTCACCATACCCAAGCATATGATACATATTTTCTATATGAGGTTTCCAATGCTGAAAACGCTCATAAGCAGGTCTGTCTTGCCAACTTCCTACCACTTCAACGTGTACTTTAGGTTGCTTTCTCGGCTTTCTTGCCTTTTTGGTCTTTTCCGCCTCCATAATCTCCACCTCCTGCTTTAATCTATGTATTTCATTTTTTGTCCTATTACTTTGTACCTTATTTAATTGGTATTAAGCAAACATCTCCAACTATTTTTACACCTTTTTCTGATACTTCTACTTTGCAATATGGATTATAATTTTCTTTTAGAAATTTGATTAATGGCATTGCCAGCAGTTTTAGTTCATCTTTTAATTCATTTTCTTTTTCATCTTCCATTTTTCTCACCTACTTTCTTTTTTATTGCAATATTTTGTTAATGTACTTGTAACGCACTTGTAATTGATAAAATGTATATTGTGGTGTATAATCCACTTGTGCGTGGTTAATATACAACATATTGTGTTACTTTTGTTTTAACACGTCAGTCAAATTTATTGTAGTTGATGTAAGAATTGCCACCAGCTCATCAGCTGTCAATACACGATTTTCTCGTAACGAACGCCGTAGCATTTCATAATCAATACCCGTCATTCGTGCTACATGTGCTATTGTTATTCCGTTTTGAATCATGTATTTTGATATTTTGTGTTGTATTTTTTCCATGTGTATCACCTTAAAATTTAATATTTTTATAAATTTTTATTAATGAAAGGATGTGATTTCGATGGGCAAAAATCAATGGGTTTCTCCACGTCAAAATGGTTGGGCTGTTCACGGCGAAGGTAACCAAAGAGATACCAAAATATTCAACACTCAGCGTGAAGCTCAAAATTATGCACGAGATGTAGCAATTAATCAACGTAGCGAAGTTATCGTGCAAGGTCGTAACGGTCGTATCCGTTCAAAAGATAGCTATGGCAATGACCCTTGTCCACCAAAAGACACCGAACACTAATCATATTTAGGTGTTAATCTTATCCTGTAACCTTCAGTTATGTTTACTAAATTAGACTGTATAACTGCAATGGTTACAGGTTTTTCTTCGTCTGTTTCTACTACAATTTTTGTATATTGACCTAATGCTTTTTCATCTTCCATCACTTCTCACTTCCTTTCTAATGTTGTACCTTAATTCATAAACTTCACGAATTCTCTAATAAAGAATAACCGCAGTATTTGCAATATCTCGCATCTTTCTCATTCTTAGTTCCACAATGTTGGCATACATTGCCTATCTTTCTTCCACACATTGAACAGAAATTGTCCCC